CGAGAATTTGCTGAAATTGCTAAACAAAACAAACCACAGTTTTCTGAATTTGGAGATGCCCTAAAGCGAATAGTTGATGGATTCTTTGATATAGGAAGCGCAACTAGAAAAGCGTTTACTGCCGCTCTTCCAATCATTAGCAAAATAGCTACAGTTGTAGGTCAAGTGTTTGAGACACTTGCAAAAGTTTTGAACTTTATGGCTATGCTTGGACCCATTGGCGCAACAATGGCTGTTGGCGCAACCGCACGTTTTGCCATGAAGGGAACTCGTGGTGCACGATATGAACGACGCATGGCAAGAGGCGTTGCCGGCGGAATGGGTGCTTTCTTTGGCGGCAACATGGGCAGCATCGCTGGAAATATGGGCGGTGGCGGTGGTGGCGGAATGGTTGGTTCTTCCAGTGTGTCTGCAGCAAGTGCAGTAGTTAACGCCGGAACAGTAGTAGTAAACGGAAAGTCCGTTGGCGGCGGTAGTGGCGGCGGGGGCCGAGGCAGCGGAGGCGGAAGAAGTACTGGCGATAGGAGTTATGGAAGTAGCTCGTTTATGACCACTGCTAGTACGCCTGGTGGAACAGTGCAAATGCTGCCAACAGGGCCAAACGGTCAACTTGTACCAACATTTGTAGCCCATTCACTTCCTGCCGCGCGTCGTCGTACTACTCTCATACCGGGAGGACCGGGGTACATTGCCCCAGGCAATTTAGAAACGGGCGGCCCGATAAAAAGAGATGAAAACGGAAATCTGATAATTACTAACAGACGTGTCGGGACAGGAGTCAATGCCAACGACCCAGCCCTACTAGGTGCTCGGGGTTCACGTACAAAGAAACGGTACACGAGCCTCTATGATTTTGATTATTATAGTGGTTATGAGGGAAACAAGCAAAGTTTTGGTCTTGAATACCAAAGAGGCAATCGCGCCAAAGTTGTAACTGCTGCACGTGCTGAAAGTGTCAGAAGAGGGCGAGAATTAGGTACACGCGCATCGATAGGCTCATTTAACAACTATCTATTACAAAATGGCGTTCCTCACCCCGAAGACCCACGAAGGCCTGACCAAATAGCAAGAATACTCCCGCAGATACAAGGGCCAGTAATGCCAGTAATGCCAACGTCTCCAGTTGGACCAGCCACAACGACAAAGACCAGGAGAGAAAGATTACGCCAATGGGCTAAGGAAGGATGGGCCAGAAGCACAGACAAGGGAAGAAAAAATTACAATGATGCGAAAAGCCTTCCCGGTAATTCGCTGCGCTACCTTATTAACTCTGTTAGGCCGGGTTCAGTAGCTTACAAGGGTTCTACATCTCAACTGTTCTCTGGTGGTCCAGGTGGTTCAATCCAGGGCAATCTTGGAGCTGGCGGTGGCGGCGGTGGCGGCGGTGGCGGACCACTTCCTGGTTCGGGAGCGCCAACTGGTTCAGGAGTAGGCAACTATGTCCCAACAACGCGCCTAAGAGAGTGGGGCACCAACATGATGACCAACATGTTTGGCCCTAAATGGACCGGAGCTCCAGGACAATCTAAAAAATTTGGTTTTAAAAATAGGTTTGGCAACTTCATAAGAGGTGGCCCTCTATTGCAAAATGCTGCAAAACTACAAGACCTAAGTACCAACCTTGCTGGGCACATGCAGGCTGGTGGGACAATCCAGGACTTCATGAAAAACAACCCAGACGTTGACCCGGGAATGATTCAGGCCGCAATGGGTAAAGACGGTGGCAAGAAACCAATTGGCAAAGGGGCAGCCAGAATGAGGGCCCTCAAAATGAAAGGCTCCGCAATGGGAGGGGGGATGCTTGCTTCTGTTGGAACAGGAATGTTCCTAGAGAGCGGGCTGGGCAAAAAGATGTTTAGTGACCCCGCTGCGCAAAGCTCTATGCAAGCGGGAGCAATGCTAATGCCTTTCAACCCGCTGCTTGGTTTGGGAGTTGGTCTTGGTGGAGCTGCCGTAAATTCTAAGACAACAGCCGGTGGAGCTATGTCTGGAATGGCGGCCGGAGCTGCATTAGGCGGCATGATTGGGCCGTGGGGTGCAGTCATTGGTGCTGGAATTGGTGCTGTTGTAGGTATAGCTTTTTCTATTAAAAACAGAAACAAAATGGCTCGTGAAGGGGCAAAAGCAATAGGTAAAGCCAAGCTGATGGACACAGTGCTTGCGTCAGTGGCTGGAGGGATTAAAGACGGCACTTCAAAAAGTGGCCGCAAAGAATTAGCGTCATACGGAAAATTTGTTAAAGATTTTAAGGGAATGAACAAAGAAGACCGTGCTTCTGCGCTCAAATCGGCTGTAGATTCCGGCTTGATTGATTCAACAACTGCCGAACTGATGTCAGGGCAGGGCGGCTACGGGCAGCAAGCTGTTGGCGAACTGGAACGCCAATATAAGCAACAGACAGACATTCTTAATCCGATGTTTGACCATTACGACGACGTCATGAGAGGACTTCAATTAGCTACTGGAAAATCAGCAGACCAACTGCATAAGTTGGCAGCAGAAGCTGGCGTCAATCTATATGACGACTCACTCAAACTTACTGACGTTATTAAGGGTCTTGGAGTGGGAATGATGCAAACCGCTGATGAAATAAACACAGCACTTAAAGATATTGCCATAAATGCAACTTCTATTTTTGACACGTACGTTGAAGGAAAAGGGATGGAAGACGCCCTTCAGTCCGCACAGGACAGTCTTCTGGGCGGAAATGTCTCAACAAAAGGCTTAATTGACTTTTATCAAAAAGGGCTTGACTTAGAACAGTTTGAGGCACCTGACTCGCCGCTAGAAGGTTTCCTGGCACGAGTTGATGCATTTGCAAAAGGCGAAATATTTGCACCGGGAGCACAGCTTGGTGGAGTAACGCCTACAGAAGAATTTACCGGCCTGGTTACCCGTGTTTTAGGAAAAGAACAAGAAGGCATTGCAGGACAATTCACTACAAACATAGGTCAAGCCCTTGCTGACAAAAATGTTGGATTTGAGAGCACGGCAGGCGGACAAAATCTTTTGAAAGCATCGGTTAGCGGTCTCATAGATAGGGCAAAAACTGACCCAGCAGCACAAGCACAGCTTGCCAAACTGGAACAAGGACTAAAAGACGGGACATTGCTTGCAGGTGCAACTACACCTCAGGAGGTAAGTAAAAAGCTAGAAACAGCTCTTGGCATAACTGCAAAAAGCGCCCCTAAGCTCGGCACAACCTTGTCATATGAAGATTCAGGAGCCCAGCGGCTTAAAACGCTTACCACTGGAACGTTTGCCGGCTTAGATACGGCAGCAGCAACACTGCGTGGCGAAATTATATCTGCGTTCGAAGAGGCAAATAAGAGCCTATCCGCAGTGCCACAATGGTGGAGCAATGCGCCAGCATGGTACAACCAAACACCAAGTGGTCTCGGTGGTGGCGGTGGGATTCCGGTTGGTACGCTCAGTAAAATTAATGGCCAACAAGTGAAGTGGGATGGCAAAAACTACATATATGTAGGGGGCAGTAATGCGGGCGAGGTTGCTGGTGACACTTCTACCAGCAGGGCTTTGCGCGCAACTATGGGTGCGCATTCACGGTTTAACGGAATGCTCCCTGGCAAGCGAATGATTACTTCTTCATGGCGGGAACATTCACTTGGTTCACCTAGCTCCGACCATGCATCGGGCCGTGCATTTGACTTAACTGGCGACAACCTGCAACAGTACGCTAAGAACATAAATGGTTCTGGTGGCTTTGCTGAGTTCCACGGAGTCAACGGAGAAAGACACTTGCACGTTGTTCCGCCAATTGGTCCAATGGGCGACACGTCAACTTCTAGAGTAGCTACGGCCATGACCTCAGGGTCTGGGGCAACACAAGGAGGAGACAGTTTTAATATAACTGTTATAGAGTCAAGAGACGCAAAAGTAACAGCCGACGAAGTTGTAAAGAAAATTCTCGACATGCAAAAGCAGGCTAGGCGGAGAGCGTAATGACACAGATATCAATAACTGGAAGAAATTATTACATAGACCCAAGTAACCCTAATCCTGGATTAAGCAGAAATCCTGGAGGCTACACTTACAGTCCTACGGCTCCGCGTTTGATGTACACAATTACACAGCCAAATATTGAGTTTGAATTTCAAGCTCCACCAACACAGTTTGAAATGGAAGGCTTTGGTGCTGAAATAAATGAAATTAAGCGGCCTTATTCTCTGCCGATAGCGGATATATACGGCGGAAAATTACGTCGTTTAAGTTTTGAGTTTGCCATAATCCGCAACATTAAGGTTCCTGCCATTGCTCCTATTCCTCCTTCTCCCGGCAATGCAGGCAGGAGAGGGCAGGCAGAGTGGACCTATTACGACGGAATGACAAACTCTGTAGAGGACCAACTAGAGCGACTGCAGCTAATTGCTGATACTGGGATACCCGTAGGTTTTGAAAACATGTCGCCTCAAATCCAAGCCTACTCTTGGCTTATCGACGATATGAAATGGACGCTTACGCGCGATGGCGTAACCGGAAACGCCGTGGCTGCCACATGCACAATGTCTTTCATTGAGTACAGGGCGGCCAGGCAAAGGTTCATATTGATGCCTCGTTTTGCATATGGCGTTCCTGCTTCTGGAGTTAAAGCCGGAGCTACTAACACTAGTACTGCTGGTCGAAATGCTGCTCAATTATGGCTCAAACCCCTATTCGAGAAAAAAGTATTCAGCCGAGTATCTACAGGACAAATTACCTATCCATTCACCAGGAACGCATTGCAAGCGTTACTTAATTCAGTAGCTGCTGCCAACAACAAAGGTAGCTTCGTGATTCCAGAAGCGTGGATTACTGAACTAAAAACAAAATACCCTGCACCCTAAAATGATTTCGTCTCCACCATCGCCCTGGTATGTATCTACCAAAAGTGTTGGCCTTTCTAATGGGTCAATATGGTCATACGGAACCATAAATCTTGAGAATCGTTATATAAAACGTGTTGGCAAAAATGTTCAGGGTTTAGAACCATTTGTTATCGTAAAATCCGGCAGTATAAAATCTGGAACGTCTACTTATCCTTTTAATGCAAAAACAAAACATTTTATACTCATACCAAGTTTTTCGGATGATGGCGTTAAAGTAACGCGCGCTTCAGCTGAATTAACATATACAAATACAGGACAGCATTTAGGAATATTCAAAAACGTTAAAGCTGCAGAAAAATATTCATTAGCTTTAGAAAAGCGCTACAAGATAAACGCATTGGCGTATTTAAAACGCGGGTTTGCTGAAGAAAAAAATTTGTCTTCACTTGTTCCGCAGCTTACAGACGAAAAGTCTTTGTCTTGGTACGAAGGAAACATAGACTTAACCAACAGACCTGTATACATAAATGATGATAAAGAGAAATCTATATCTACCGTATTGTCCGTAATTTATGAGTACGAAATAGACACTGTTAATGACATATCTGAATTTGTAATCTTGCCGAGCATTGTAATGCGCAATGGTGTAGCAACAAAACTTACTCTCCAGACTGAAATTGAAGAAGAGTATTTTACAACAGGACAACATCTTGGCAAATATAAATTTTTAAACACTAGTGCTTCTGCAAAAAAACAAGCCCTTGCGCTTGCAAAACAAGCGTCTAAATTAATTTCTGCACAACAAGACAGATACTATAAAAAATTTTATTCAGACCAGGTTGTTACTGGTAGTGAAGCGCGTAAAATTTGGATTCCAGTAGAAGAAATGATAAAAAGCGGGCAAGGTTCTCCGCCGTTTGCAGGAATAGTAAGACTGTCTGACCTAAACGATTCAGAAGCCCAAACAACGTTTCAGAAAAGCATTACTTCGATATCCGTCCAATGGAGCATGGATTTAGCATCACAAATAGTTATAAACGTTATTGATACTGACTATAAAATGATGAATTCAAACTACTTTGTACCGAGGCGGTTGGTTGAATACAGAGGGCGTCAATATGAAATAGCTGATGTTTCGTGCCGTGCCGGCCAGTCGGGCTCGCCAGAAGTAACAATTACAATATGTCAAAGAGTCGTACAACAGATGAAACGAGACAAAAAACGCGGTTCAGTTAAGGGAAATTCCGGATATGAATACGCCCGAAATGTTGCCATCAAATATAATTTGTCATTTTTTGGTCAAAAGACGGCAAAAACAAAATCGCAATTTAACGCTAAGAGCGGGGACCAAGAAGAGTCGGTATGGAGCGTTCTTGACCGCACAGCCTCAAGCAATCAGTTTGTATGTTTTATTGTTGACGACACTCTGATTTACGCGCAGCATGAGTACTTGATGTGGAAATTTGGTCTAGTTGAAGCACTGACCAAGACTTCCAAAGGGAGGGCTATTAGAAAATACATACCGCTTCTTTATATTCCCGGAAACGATGGAGACGTATCGCTGTCAGAACTAGAATCAGCAGGCATAGCGGAAACTTCTGACCTAAAATATGCGCCACATATGGTTAATAAAGCTGGATTTAGGCTTGAGACTTTCCCCGAATTTGAAGCTTCCGACAACGACCCGCTGTTCGCCCAGGGTTCTTGCAAGGTGCTCATGCCTAATGGCGGCCAAATTCGCCCTGGACACACAGTGTTGGTTGGGCCGCAACCAAATTATTTTTTTGGTGGGTATTTGGTTACATCAGTATCTTTTAATGAAGCGTCTCCGGCATCCGTGGATGTACAATTTAGAACACCACTAGAGCCCGCTAAGCAAAACGGAACACCGCTTGTAAATAGGGTAGCAACATCGCCGGCACGTTTAGTAAATAGGATTAAATAAATGCTTCATGACCCAATAGCACGTTTTACAAACTCATCAAAAGGCTCTTCAGGAAAGGGTTTTAAAGCTGGCATACACCTAGCAAAAGTGTCAAGGGTTACTGGTGACGATGTTTTTGTTGTGATACCGACGGTTAATGCCGGACAGTCAACTGGCCCTTGTCAGGTTTTTACTTCTGACGCAATAACCACAGGAGACATCGTCGTTGTTGCATTCCTTGATTCCAGACTTGAAGAAGTTGTCGTGTTGGGTAAGAAGGTTTCCTGATGAGCTATATTGCTATAAAATATGTATTAGTAGGTTACTCATGGACACTTTAAAATACCCCTTAACTTTTAGTCGTGGCCGCGCCGTAACGGTAGCGGAGTCCAGCCCTGCCTATAAATCTCAGGCTGTGGCGATTATTGTGCGTACCAGGGTGGGAGAAATGCCGCTAGAGCAAACTTTTGGTATAGGCGACCCCTCGTTTTCAACCTTTTTAAAATCAGAATTTTTAAGATGTGTCAACACGTTTTGGCCGGAAATACGAATCAAAGACGCAGAACTAGATAAGCGTGGTTCTGCTTCTGGTGCCGCCAAACTCAACATTACTCTAGAAGGGTAGTTATGCCATCTCCTGATTTTTCACAATACATAGACCTGACGACTGACGACAGGACAGCAGAAGACCTATACGATGAAGCGGTTGAATACGCACGTATTGCCTTACCTGAATTTACTCCAAGAGTAGGAACAATTGAAGACTCAATCCTTCAAGCGTGTGCTTTGCTGGCGTCCTCAAACGTAGCTACGCTTAATAGGATTCCAAACGGTCTCATGGAAGGCATATTGCGCCTAATGGGGCTTGAAAGGTTCGAAGATACGTTTGCAACCGTTGATGTTGTATTTACTTTAGCAAGCAATGGGGCCTCGGTTCCAATTGATTTTATTGTTGCGCACGAAGCGGAAATAGGTGATGAAATTATCCAATATCCGTTTAGGACTACGTCGACATCAACTGCTGCAGCTGGCAGCGATGAGGTTACAGTAACGCTTACATGTGACATACCTGGCGTCATACCGTCGATATCAGTAGGTACAGAACTGATAATCATCCAGCCTAATGCCAATATTCTTACGTGCGTAACGGATTCTTCCGTAGACCAGGGTAGTGAACCCGAAACAGATGAAGAATATTTTTCCCGAGCCACATCATATTTGTCATCGTTAAGCACTTCTCTTGTTACAGCAACGCAAATTGAGGAATTTGTTATATCTAATTTTGCAGATGCTCACAGGTGCAAGGTTTACGATTTAAAGTATTTTCCGCGCCATATTGGGACAATGGACCCTACGCCTTCCATGGTTGCAACAGCATCTACTGGTTTCATAACAGACTCCAACTTTACGGACTACACACGTGTTATAAACAGGAGCACCACAACCAGCGGGCAGGCTTCTGTTATATCCGGCATATATAACACCACATCAGCAAGCGCGACCACATTTACGTTTACTAAATACGGTACGGGTGCAGTTGAGCCGCTAAACGCGGAGTTTATAGATATGTATAAATTGCGCACCGACTATAGCGGCACCCAAAGTGGTACTTTTGCTATTTTTGTATGCGATGAAAATGGTTCACCGCTATCAATAGCAGCAAAACAAGAAATTTACGATGCTGTTGCTGCCAGGATTGTTGCAGGACTGTATTTTGTAGTCGTAGATGCTTTGATATGCGATATGAATTTCAGCATTGATATTTCGGTAGACCCAGAATATTCAGCTGCCGGAATTGTTTCACTAGTAGCAAGTGAAATTGAATCTTACGTATCTCCTGGTAACTGGCCCGAATGGGAACAAACCGTTAGAATTTTTGACATCGTAGTTCGAGCCAACTCCATACCTGGGGTTGCGTACGTTAACTCTGTTGTTGGAGCCAACGTAACTTATGACGGCGTTGTCCAAGCTAGTCCAGGTAATCAAAACACAATTACTGAGATAAATCCAGGCGGAGGTGTAACAGCGTTGGAAATGGTTTATTTTGGGTCATTACCGCGCTCGACCGTAACAGTGAGCGTTACATGATTGTTAACAGGCTTACTGATGATTATTTTACACTAAAATCTTTTGGCGGTGCCGGCGGATGGAAAGCCGGGGGCGGCACAACCATAGCAGACGGTGGCGTAACTGAACTTTTTCCCACTCTATCCTGCAGACAAATTGAACTCACTGGTGGAACAACTAACTCAATTTATATCGATGCGCTTCCTCAAGATGCTTCTTTTGGCGATGCTCCAGCGTGTTTTCTTTTTGCTATTAAAATCCCAAACGGAGGAACAGTTTCCGTCACATTTGGAGACGATTTAACTCCTTCTCTTGCAGACGTACATAATTTTACAATCACTGCTGCAAGTCAATCTGTAAACGCACAAGGCGTAGCGTCTCCACAGTGGTCAATAATACGAGTCATATCATTAGCGTTTGCATATAGTCAGCCTGCAATAGAAATTACAATTTCTGTTGTTAAAAATCAAAACGAAGCAATATATTTTACGTCACCTGTTTTGGTTCCGCAATTTGAGTTTTTAGCCAACAACACCGCACTAAGAGAGCATCTGCTGCCTATGCTCCCTGATTTTATGCTTGAAGATGATTTTGAAACGGTAGAGCCCATAGATATGCCTCTTGCGCGATTCATGGATGTTGCTACATACGGAATTGATGACGTGGTTAAAAAAACGCTCAGGATGGCGTATCTAGATATATTTTTAGGACGAGATGAGTCAAACGAGGATACATTAAGTACTTGGGTCGATGCCCAAGCGGCTGATGCTGAGCACCTTACCTGGTTGGCTAAGTTTGTTGGAACAAAACCAGTTACACGTTTTGCTTCATCGCAAGAAATAGTAACTGACCCATTTGTCCTGGATTCGTCGACCTTGAACGGTGCTGACACACTAAGAATAACTTCATATTCAGAACTAAACCCTCCACCCCAAGACATCGAAGCGCAGCGCAATCTTTTGGAATGGCAGGTTAGTACCCGTAATTTTGGTTTTAATGCCGGCACCGACAATGCAATAAAAGAAGCAGCGAAACTAATGCTCATTGGAACAAAAACAGTGTCTTTGTCATACGACTACGTAACAAACCCTTTTGAGGTAGAAATCCGTACACCTTGGTACGAAACCCTGGGAGCCGATGTAAGCCAAGTAGGGCAATCGTCTAGTATTCTTTTGGAGGCAGTCCAAAAAGCTAAACCTGCTGGCGTCTTACTGACCCATGTCATGACCGCATAGTTGTAAACTTGAGTAGGAGGTAGGTATGTTCGACAACGAAGAACAAGCCCTACGAGAGCAGTTTGAACACCTCATTAGAGATATTCTTCCAGAAAAACTTGTTACTAATTTCATCATTATTGCTGAAGTGGCAAATAATGAGTCAAGTGAGCTTTCGGTGTCTGTTTCTACAGGAATGAGTCCTTGGTTGGCAAACGGGATGCTTGACTGTGCTTCGGAAATAATTATGAGCGGAGAATGCTCTTACCCTCCGGACCTCGATAGATAATGTCAATAATTACTCAACATTATTATTCAATTAGCCTGTTCTACAATGTAGCTATGGAGAAAACCCAATGATTGCGGGAAATTACAACATGCTCTGTCAGCAAGGGGCTAGTTTTGCGCGCGTCATAGCGCTTGAGCAGCCAAGGACTCCAACAGAACAAAATCCAGCAGAATACGAGATTTACCCGCTCGCAAACCATACGGCACGAATGCAGGTTAGAAGAACAATTGAGTCAACAACTCCAATGATTTCATTGACAACGGAAAATGGCAGAATTGCCATAAATAGTGCTGCCGGTTTAATAACCCTAAGCATAAGTGCCGCGGATACTGCAGCCCTTACTTCTAGTGGGGTTTACGACCTTGAAATTATTTCATCTGGCGGCCTTGTATCACGCGTGATACAGGGGACATTTACTCTTTCCTTAGAGGTCACAAGGTGAGCAATACCATCCCAAACAACGTGAACGTTTATCAAGACACTCCAAACCTTGTAACCGTTGACCAAGATGCACCAAACCTTGTTATTGTTCGCTCAAACTCCCCTTCTGGTGCAGTCACAAACAGACTTGAATTTACTCAGGGGACCGCGTCGGCAACATGGGTGATAACCCACGCGCTTGGAGGCAAACCACAGGTAACCATTGTGGATTCTGCAGATACCCATGTATTTGGTGAGGTACAATACAATAGTAATACTCAGGTTACGGTGACGTTCTCTGCGGCATTTTCTGGAAAAGCATATCTTACGTAAGGTAGAGGCAAAATGGCACAAAAATTTCTCACAAATATTGACCTAAATCAGAATCAACTGATTAATGCTAAATTTGAGGCACTAGCTACTAACCCAAGCACTGGCAACTTTGAAGGCCGGATGTACTTCAATACTGCCACCTTCACCCTTATGGTGTATGCCAATGGTGCCTGGAAGAAGTCAGTTCATTCCATCGCTTCTGGTGGTGGCGCGGGCATTGCAGAAGCCCTTACTGTTTCTGAGTCCAATGGTACCGTAACGCTTACTCTCAACGTTGCCGACACTGACTCTGCTGGCCTCATGCCAGCCGCAATGTGGCAGACACTCACCGACGCAACTTCTGACGCAACTGCTTCAAAGCTCGTAAAGCGCGATTCTAGTGGCAATGCCAAGGTAGCCACCCCAACCGATGCGGCACATATTGCCACCAAGGGCTACGTTGACTCAGCCCGCCAAGGTCTTGATGTAAAGCAATCAGTAAGAGTTGCGTCAACTGCGAACGTAGACATTTCAACCGGACTTGAGGCTGGCGACATAATTGACGGAGTCACACTTGTTGCTGGCGACCGTGTGCTTCTTAAAAATCAAACTACTACATCTGAAAACGGTATTTATGTAGCCGTTGCTTCGGGCGCAGCTTCTCGTTCATCTGACGCCAACGGAACAGCCGATACCGGTGAACTCAAGTCAGGAACTTTTACTTTCGTTGAAGAAGGAACCGTTAACTTTGATTCGGGTTTTGTTGTTTCTACAGACGGAACGATTACTGTTGGTTCAACGGGAATTACTTGGACTCAGTTCTCTGGCGCTGGTTCATTTGAGGCTGGTGACGGTCTCTCAAAGAACGGCACACAAGTCAATGTCAACGTAACGGCCAACAGAACAGCAATTACCGCAGATGCGATTGACATTGCTTCAACCTATGTTGGTCAGTCTTCAATTACAACCCTCGGAACAATCACCACGGGTGTTTGGAACGGAACAGATGTAGCCGTTGCAGACGGTGGTACTGGTGGCTCAACGGCCGCTACTGCTCGTACGAACCTTGGTATTGAAACCCCAGGTGCCGCGGAATCGGCAACCACCTCAACTCCTACGTTGGCTCGTATTGCCAAACAAGGATGTGCTGCAAGTTCGTCTGGAACTTCAACTACTGTAGTCAAGCACAACTTCAGCAACGTTAATGTTATTGTGCAAATTTTTCAAGTTTCAACCGGGGAAATAGTTATTGGAGACGTTACTGCAAGAACAGCAGACGCAATAACTGTGGCGCTGCTAGGAACAATCTCGGCAAACGATTACACAATCGTAGTAACAGGATAGGAAATATGAAAATTACAGCAGAACAAAAAGCAATGGCAGCATCGTACGCAAGAAGCGTCCTTGGTGCAGCAGTAGCGGTTTACGCTTCAACAGGAGACATCAAGATGGCAGCGAATGCTCTCTGGGCAGCCGGTCTCCCTGTTATTATGCGTTACCTGAATCCAAACGACAAAGCATTCGGCAAAAAGGCTTAATGCTTAGCCCTGAGGGGCATTAACAAGAGAAACGACTGAGGTCATGGCTCAAAAATTTGTAACCCCCATTGCTATTAAGCAGCTATCTTCTGCTGGCTCTGATGGGTTGACAATTTTTGTAGACCAAGAAACTTTTGCAAGACTACAAATCCAAGGTGGCGGTCGCCTTGTCTGGGGTGACGGAACCCAGGGCGGAGATGTAAACCTCTACCGCGATGAAGCAAACGTCCTAAAAACAGACGACA